ATAGTAAACACTATTAATGCCAGACTGATATATAAGTTTGGCACATTCAATACAAGGGGCGTGAGTAATAAAAATATCAGCCCCAAACCCACTGTCATTAGACTTCGCCAATTTTGCAATAGCATTTGATTCTGCATGAAGTACCTCTGGTTTGGTTTTTAGTCCGTATCTGTATTCTTCTTCTGCATCTTCGTTATATTCAGTATATGGATATAGTGCATCAAATTCTTCAGGACTAAGCCATCCGCCAGCACCGCTATCATATATTCTATCTTCGCAATCATTATCCCAACCTGCCGGCATACCATTGTAGCCAATAGAAATAATTCTATCATCCTTGACGACAATAGCACCAACGTGAAGTCTTTTAGCATGACTAAGTTCTGCGAACACCTTTGCGGTCTTCATATAAGTTTGTTTGAATTTTTCCTTCACTTTTCTTTTTCCATTCTTCGAGATTGCGTTGACGGCATTCTTCTTTTACTTTCGGAGGTATATCAGGATGCCATTCAGCCATACCGCAATCATAAATTCGATATGTAGGCATTGGAGTCAAACTAAGGATAACAACCCATAATGTAAAACCAATAAAAAATCCAATAATATATTTGATCACAATCTATCACTTAGTAACAAATTACACATTAATGTATCTTGTTCTGTTTTAAAAAAGAATTTCATATAGTCTGCAGAAACCTCAGTAGTATATCGATCTCCTGGCAAACCAAAATGTTCTACAACCATGGCGCAACTTTCATTCCACCAGTTGAGTTTGCCATCTTCCAAATTCCATGATAAATTAACGATGTTCATCAGTTAATACTTTTTTAAATCTATGAATAAAACTTTCTTTTAAGCACGAATATTCGAGATTGTCTTTAAGACGCATATAGTGTACCCAAGTTTTATTTTCTAGATCAACTACATCGATTACTCGAAAGTATTCTCGAACACCTGCTTCCCATATTTCACCACTACCGACTTCTTGCATTTTTAGCCCTTTCAGATAGATATGTTTCATTATGAATCCATCTGTTATTTACTAAAAATCCCCATTCACGTTTTTGAGGACCGGGCATAAACAATGTCCATGCAGTTATGCTAGGATCAAGCTCAATACGATGATAGCTGTTAGCCCTACATATACGAAAATGGCCGGGTCCTCGCCATTTACATATCTCACCAAATTTACGACCCTGCTTGTCAAATTGAGGAACCCATTCATAATAACCGCCTTTAAGTATTAGTGTTGCATATGGCCAAGGATGATCATGAACATCGTCTGGATCTGATTTAAGAAACTTATGAATAAATACATTAAATGGAAACCAATCTCTATCTTTTAAAAAGATATAATATCTTTCAAGATATGGTTGATCGTTTACACGATCCATTATAATTCTTTTACGTTCTAATCGTTCTAAAAAATCAAGAAACCATTTCATTTACAAGTCTCCAAGAATTCATTTAATCTGTGTGCAGCTTCGTCAAAATCTACAGCCCAAACTTTAGCTTCAAGTATTCCTTCAATAATGTGTATATCAAAAGGAACTACTCCGTTTAGTCTAAAATTTTCAGGAACCTCTGTAGTAACAATAAATTCGTGAAGATTTTTAGCTCTAAAAATTAAATGATTAGAAAGTTCAACGGAATTCATTCTAATTCTTCTGTTAACTCTAACGGACCTGCTAAGATGTATTCTGTATCATCATTAGTCCAACCAAGTTCTTCCATACCTTCAAAATAGTCTTCTTCCCAAGCCGCTTCGATCTCTGCTTGTTCTTCTTCCGTCATATCTTCTGGAAAGGTCCAATCAGCCCAACAGCCATCATCGAGACTGGTTAGTTCCCAGTCATAGTCGCTTTCGCTTAGATTATAGCTATCGGGGTTTTCTAAATCGATCTCTGGTTGCTCGCTACTTTCACAATAGAACTCGCCCCAGCGATATCCTTCTTCGCGAATAATAACTTTATCGTCTTTGTACCAGAACTGTTTTTCAACAGCAGACTTTTTGTGTAGTGTTTTAAGTATCCAAGTTGCCATGTTAGGTTTCCTTAATAAAGTATTTCGATGCAGGATATTTTGCCTGCAACCATTCTAACAAGCCCTCCTCAACTGGCAAGCGAACGCTATCGAACTTATTAGTAATATATCTCATCGTGGTGCAAACTCTTGTTGTAGTTTGATGTTATCAAAGAATTCTTTCTTTGTATGCGGATCGGTATTAAATGCGCCTTTTAATACTGTAGTCTGGGTAAGACTAGAGTGTGCCATAATACCACGATTCTCACAGCACCCGTGAGTTGCTTGAACATATACAGCTACGTTTTCTGAATCAGTTGCTCGGCTGATCTCACGGGCAATGTCATTGCAGAGTTCTTCTTGTAAGGTACCGCGACGAGCACACCACTGAGCAATACGAGTGTACTTGCTAAGACCAATAAGTTTTTGTGCGGCGATGATGCCAATGTAAGCGACACCACTAACGGGCTGATGATGATGACTGCACATAGAACGCAACTCGCTACGTACCACCAACATACCTTCGTAACGGTCCGCTGTGTCGTTTGGAAATGCTGTTGCGTCTGGTGCTGGTTCATATCTACCTGCCATTATTTCGTTAAAATACATTTTAGCAAGCCTGCGGGCTGTGCCTTTTGAGTTTGGATCGGTTTCACGATCAATTAACAACTTATCTAGTACTTGTTCAAAGGCCGGTGTTGCTTCGTCGATTAGTCGTTCTATATCACCTTCGTGCAGGTAGTCACTAATATTGTCTCCAGCCCAAAAGCGTTTGCCTTCACGATTCATTTTAAATCGAAGATGATCTCCTAGATATGCTTCTGAGTATCCGCCATCGCCTGCCATTGCGTCCAGGCCTGTTTCTTTATTTGTCAATTTATATTCTCCGAGTTAATGTCGTGGATGACATATATTATTATTTTAACAATTCTAATAGTTTATTACAACTAAAGAATTGTTCTTTTAATGTATCTACTTGTTTATTTAGGCTAGGTAAAAATTTTTCATAATTATTCATATACTGAATAATCTTAGCACAAACTTCTGGCCTATGTGCCTCATATGCATTATAGCTTTCAGTCCATTTGCTAGGATACTTAAAAGTATCAAAAGCCATTTCGCTGTAGCTTAATCTATCAGGCACCATAGGAATAGCATTTACCAATGCGCCTTCGTACCAACTAATGCCTAAGGTTTCTTGCAAGTTAGCACTGAATACTAATTTAGCTTCACCTAACAAATTATGGTATTCATTCTTTGTTAGCTGTTGATCTTGACACACTACAAACTCGTATTGTGGAAGATGTTCTTTTAGATCTCTAAAAATTTCAACTTGTTTCTCGGGAGCAATACGATGAGGAAATAAGATAAGATCACGTTTGGACATATTCTTATACATCAGCAAAGTATCTTCCATATACTCCATTGGCCATCCTGTGCGTACAATTTTACCAGAGGTTTTATAATCATACATAGTGCCTAGATTAGCATCGAACAAGTTTTTACCAAACATATCGATATGGAAGTCTGTGGCAAAGTAGTTGTGATCGAACGCATGAAAGAAACTCTTTTCAGCGTGTCTTACCCAAGGTTTATTACCAACAAGACGACCTAAGAAGTCTTGTGGATCATAACTGCCGGCATGCCATAAGCCGTGTGTTGTTACTGGAATTCCCAGCAACTCACTCATATACTTTAGATTAATGATACCTGGATGCCAAGCATCAGTAAACACAAAATGATCGCCGGGATTAACGGATCCGCTACAAAATAAACGACCCATCTGCTCCACTTGACTAGCCTTGTATATATTAGTGCCGCCAAAGTTGAGAAATGCTCCAGGAGTGGTAGCACTAGGAATGTCCGTAGGACCTGATATAATGTTGACATCGTGGCCTGCCTTTTTAAGTAATGCAGGTACATGAGTCTTCCATTGACCTGTGTACCTTGTCTCAACTGATTCTAAGTCGACAATATAGATCATTAACGTTGATAGTTACGATTTTGATTGCCACTGCGATTGTATTCGCCGCGATTGTTATTGTACTCACCACGCGGCTTACGTGGGCGTGTACTGTAGTAGTAGTTATTCCAAATCTGGCTATCTCTATTGTAGAGATTTGCCTCATTGAAATCACAAAGTTCGAATCGACAAAAATCGTGAAACTTTTCCAGATCATCAAAAATCTTAACGATGTCCGGACGGTTTTCAAAATAGTTAACGTCGTGATAATTCTTAGCCATAATAGCTTTCCTTTAGTACTTAATAAATGAACCATTTTCTCCGTCTTCGGAGACCTCAATCCAAACCTCACGGTTAGGATACTTCTTGCTAATGACGTCATACAAATCGCCTGACATCATTTCACAACTCTTATAATCTAAACTAAGTGTAGCATCTTTGTAAAGATTTAGCAACCATCGTTTAAACTGAATAAACTCAATATCACGATCATCGTGTGTAACACCAATCCAAACTTTAAAGTGGAAGATGTGACGATGCGGGTAGCCCAGGAAACTTACATCATATTCGTCACCTGTAGCAAGTGCTGGATCTGTAAGTGCGGCTGGGTACTTGTGCATGCCTTCTTTCTGGAAGGTGACCCAAATCATTTTGTTAGGACGAATGTCTTGTCTAATAATCATCTTAAGCTCTCCATAGTAATAATTTTTGCTAGTTCTTCTCCGAGCTCTTTATCGTCAGTAACTACGTGCAGACTATGTTTATGGTCGTCCTTTTGACGATCGTACTTAGTAGTTTCAACAATAGTTCCGCCACTAGCACTATAGACATTTAGTCTAAATCCTTGTGACTGAATATTTGGTCCTTCACTGTCAGAGGCAATAGCAAGACCGTATGGTTCGTTGTCATCGTCATTCATCAGCCAGTTGCGAATTCGTTGTTTAAATGTTAATTTCATTGGTTTATCTTCTACTGTATATCGTGCAGGACGAATCCTTTTGGACATTGATCGTTGTAATCGATTAACGGACTTTGCCGTCGATGCTACTGCGTATCCACCACTCATTTTATAATCTCATCTTTACCATATTGATCCCAACTAGTAAACTTATTTCTATCTAGTAGGTCGTGGAGGTTATGGCACCACACTCCGGGATTAGTTGCTTTAAAATCTTTATCGTCTATCTTTATTGTAGCATTATATCCTAGCTGTTGTAAATAGGGCAGTTTTACCGAAAGCTGAGGAATAAATTGACGTTTTTCTACAAGCCCACTTTCTAATAGGCCTTCTACTTGTGCTACGTCTAAGTCTAGTGTACACCAAAATTCATCGGCGGCATCTAGGCAGACATAGATCATATTTTCCCAAAGATTCCATTGTTTGGCATCGTTCAGTTCTAGTTTAGGAAAACTTTGATTAGCGCCAAAGTAGATATGAGTACAGTTGTGTTTGCGAGCAAGTTCCATGACTACATACGCATCATGCACGCCTGTTACAAACAAAGTTTTCATTCCGTATGCAGGAGTCTTTTCGATCTCAATGCCTGTAAAGAATGTAATGCTGTCTGCAATACCTGATTTATAATCTCTTTTCATTCTGCAAACCTTTCTTTCATTTTTAATTGACGTTCTGCTTCGTGCTCATCGCACAAGGTTTTAATCCACCCACCTTCTCGACTTTTTCCAGGAGAACCGCAAGTTTCACAACTATGTGCCGCCCAGCTTTCTGCCATACTAACCATTCCTCGGATTTGTTCGTCACCACCAGTGTAGTAAAAACGTAGCCCGCCGAATTTTTCTTTAATTTGTGCAACCGTTACCTGAGGCACAACTTCTGACTGCTTGTTCTTCCAATTGATGTGATGTTGTATCTGCCCGCACAATGCTTCAAGAATAGGCCACCATCCTTCACCGCAACAAAATCCACCATAGGGCTCTGCAAACATCTTTGGAAAACGTTCTTCCATATGGTTGGCAAAGACATCGTACTTTGCATATTCATCACTCATTACCAAGTACTCACGTCAGTATTATCAACTTTAACTTCCTTGCCCAACAGTTCGAACTGAACTGTTGTAGTAGGACCGATTCCACTAGAGTGATCCTCGACGATTTCAAATTGAGGAACCTCTGGAAAACGCTTGGCAATATCTGCCAAGGTTTTAATTTGAGTCTGTGTTAGTGTATATTTTTTCATCGTTCGTCATCAAAGTCAACAGTTTCGTGATCGTGTTCCCATTGCTTACGTCTTAGTATAGCAAGTTCGTCTCTTAAAAGCAACCTCTGCTTCTTCAATTCTTGCATTTTCATATCTTCAAACAGTCCATTCTTTTCTAGGGTATCAATTTTTTGATCTAACACTCTATGAGATTCTTCTAAATGTTTAATTCTGTTTTCGTACATAGCTACTCCTTATTCAGCTACAAGTTTATCCAATTCGCCATCTTCACGATCGTCGTTCCACGAGTCCTTATCTTCACTGCCTTCTTCATAGAACAAGTCATTAGAGATATTTGTAACGCCTCCACGTAGACGCGAGCCTTCCAAATTCTGCATAAAGCCTCTAGTCTCTGCATCGGCAATCATAGCAAATGCAGATTCTTTGTCCGGACAGTTAAACAACTCCTCAACAAATCGATCAAAGTACAGGATATTGCGTGGAACCCAATCGCTATACTCGTCACTCATATCACGATCTTTGTTCTTCTTCCACATTCTCCAGTCTGGTCGAACTTTAGCTTGTTCAATGTCTGCTAAATTGTTAGCACGTTGTACAGCAACAATGTGTTGATAGACATTATGTCCCATCATTAGTGCATAGCCAAAGCTATCCCATGATGTTTTGCCTTCTTTGCCAATCTTGTTTAACATTCCCGGCTTGTAATGACAGATGTCTGAAACATTAAGTCTACGACCGATCTCGCTTTCGAATGGAAACGGAATATCTGGGCGTGATGCAAGTGCTTTATTATCTGGAGCCTTGTCCATAATAACACTCCAACGTTTGGCTGTATGTTGACTGTTAGTATAAACCAGACCGTGTGCAGTTGCAATGAACGGACTAGCACAGTCAAAGCTAATTGTAAAGTTAGGATTAACGTGTTTACGAATCTGACGTTGAATACTAGTCAAGTAACATGACCAATCTAACTGTGCAGTACCCAAGAAGTGCATCCAATCCTTGCCTTCTAACATACCGTCGAAGCGCATAGTAATTAATCGACGTAGAGTAATGTGCATCTTGCACATATTAGCACCACCCATTGCCCAACCTTCGGCGGCTTTATCACCCCAAACATTCTTATCACTAAATTCTTTAACACCTTCGTACCACGCTTCCGCAGTATCCCAGTTACTACCTTGTAGAACGTTTAAGAACTTAGTAGCACCTAAGCGATTCTCCAAGAAGTACTTGTTGTTGTGACGAGTCTTTTCTAGACAGTCTTCAAACGACTTTAACCCTGTCTTAGGCGAATGAATGTGATCGCAGGCCCAAGTAGGAACGTCTAGCATCATTGACCAATCAGCAGTTAGTTCTAGCCAATTAAGAATATCATCACGAGTCTTGTTAGCTGCTTTACCTTCGAAATCCAACCAATCAAATTTGAGAATGCCTTTACCAATCTGGTAACCACCAGAGTCACCTAAGATCATTGTCTTGCTACGATCACGCTGCTGAATCATAGAGTCGTGATCCATAGTTTTAGTAAGATCTAACTGTGCATGACCTGCTGAATACAAACCATACTTATAATAAAAGTATCCTTGTTCCGGGTTTAAGAAGTTCATACCTTCGATACCGCGATCGAATCCTGCCGGAATACGATCCTTGGGTACAAACTCTTCCTTACGTTGCTTGGCAATGTAAGTACTGTAGAAACTACTAATCGCAGGCAAATAGACTGCGTAGTCTTTCTGTAGGGGTGTTAAATCAACTGGTTGTTTGCTCATATTCTCTCGCTAAAATTGCTGTAAGTTCTAATCTTGTTTTTGCCTGTTCTAATTGCTCTAATGCAATACGAACTGCCTCGCTTGATGATGCTAGTTCGTACCACTTATGTTCTTCATCACGCTTCTTACGTGCCCAGTCGAGCAAGGATTCTGCTTCATTATTAAGTCCTACGCTAGTGTAGTCCATATTAAGCGTTATCCACGAATTGCCATCAAACACTTCCATATTCTGAGCGGAAGTGTTAAATCGCATATTACCAACACCAAAAGCCCCGGAATAACCGTTAACGTAAGTACTGGAATTACTGCCTGACACGGTTATATATCGTCCGATAGGCGTGATATTCTTAATCATATTTAGGCAGCTTGTGCAGGAATGATATATTTGTAAGTGGCAAGGCCGCTGTCTAGAGTAATCTGAATAGCACCTTCATTTGACAACGACATCTTTGTGTTGTTAACATCAGCAATCTTGAGAATACTTAAGATTGGCAACACAGGCCAAGTCCACCCGCGATCTAATTTACCAGTTACACCCATTGCAAAAATAAATTCGCCACCGTGTGTACTAGCATCACCGAATATGAATTTTAATTTATCACCATCAGTTTTTGCCAAGAATGTTGGATGTTCGTTGTTAGCACCTGCTTGAAAGTTGAAACGTTGTACAGCACTAACTGTTGGTTCAATCTCTACATCCCACTTAACGCCACGAAACTTGACAGTCTTCATCTTTTCGTTGATAATTTCTGTATTCATGAAACGATAGTCGTTCTTGAAGTCTCCGTCTTTGTTTTCGAAGTGTAAACCTGTTGGAATTGTTTCACCGTTGCGGTCTGCAGTAGTAATACTGATCTTAGCATTTTCTTTGTACTCAGCACCGTCTAACAAATATTTTAATTTGTTTAGTTGCGGCATACCAAATACACCCATCATATCTGGATATGGTGCAGCAGTTTCAGCTTCCATAATCACTGAACGGTCATCGGCCATTGAATTAATCACAGTTTTATTTTGATCACCAGTGACTTTAACTGTGGTTAAGAAGCCTAGGTTCTGTGTGTGCGATACGATATCTTGTAAAATGTCTTTCATTGAAAATTCTCCTGTATATTAAGATTATATTTAGATCTAGAATAAAAAGCAACCGCAATTTACTCAAAGTCAAAAAGTTTTGCAAATGTATTATCACTGCGAGTTGAACTGATGTCCCATTCCAAAACACCAATCAAGTTTTCTAACTTTTCATCGATGACTGCATTTTCCATTTCAGCATCGTTAAAAGGCAAGTCCTTAAACCATTGCGGCAGTCTAAGTTCATCTACGGGATAGGCAACTGATGTATAGCCCATAGGATTGTCTTTGACCTTACAGACAATAACTTTCGCACCGTCGGTAATAGCTACAGAGTACTTGTCATCCATCATACGTTTCAAAGTGTTCCAGTTAAGACTTGCTCGAACGTGTCCTGGCATATTAGCCTTGCCGGCTTTCTTTTCTTTGTCGCGATATTCACTAATGTTGTTAGCACGTTTTGGACTACCCTTCTCCCATCCTGGACGAGTTTTGAACTCAGTTCGAAAATTAGTAATATATTCTAACACTTCTTCTTTTCCAGCGCCATTAAGCACTTTAGTAAGTACTTCGCTAAGAAAATCTTGAATTACAACAGGGGTATCGGATCTTTTTAGATCAAGTCCCATTGCTTTGATTTTGCCAGGAGCACCCCCAGTGTCTGCTCTTTTTCCTTCTTTGTCGTAGTAGAGAACGGCATATCGTTTCTTGGTGATGAACAATCCTTTGGAAGCAACAATCTCGCGACCTGCTTTGATGACTTCTCCCCTACTTTTCGGGCAGTGAAACGCATCTTGCATAAATTTTGGGAAAGTTCCATTAACAGTTTCTCCTATAGTATCGTAAAGTTCAACAACTGATTCCTTGCTCCAAGGAATAGCTCCTTTCTCAATGTCCTTCTTCAACGTAGCATACGCTGAGAAGTAACAAGAGTCTGTGTCGCCGTAGATGATCGCTTTACCAATATGATCATTATCTCCGGTGATAATTTCGTTTACTTTACCTGCCATATGACGAGCAATGGCTCGACCTGTCAGTGTAGTTGATTGTCCAATTCGATTGTCAAAGAATCTACAGCCTGGATTTAGAATAGCACCATACAAGCTATTCAAATTAATCTTCTTGACCAACTGACGTTTGTCCCAGTATTCTTCTTCAATTTTGTTACCGGCTGCAATACAATCCTTTAACTTGGCCTGCATCTCTTTACGTTCAGCATACCAACGTTTTAACAAGCCGGGAATAATACCTTCTTTTTCATAAGTAAAGATTGTTCCGTTAGCACTAAGCATCCAAGGCTGATTACTTTCAAAGATTAGATCATAGGCCTGAGCAGCTGATAACGTATCACTACCACCGTCTTCCCAATCGATAGTAATTTCTCGACCAACATTTCGTTCTACTACGGCAGCATATTCTAATGATCCAAATACACCTTCCCAGGCTGATGCAAATGATTTGCCTTTGGCAATTTCGGCAGCAATATAATCTTTAGTGCCATCTTGACGCAACTGTCCAACAATAGTTTCCGGACCCATATTCAGCGCACGAATTGCAGAGGGATACAGTGAGTTAATGTCTAGCGAACCAATCCATTCGTGGATCCCTTTCTTAGGATAAGCAACATAAGCACCAGCAGCTTGATTACTGAATCCTTCTTCACGAGATATCCTATTAGGAACAATCATTCCACGTTTGTGAGCTTCGTTGATAATGGCCTGCTCTGTAACTGCTACAGCACCCATTGTTGTTTGAAGTAGCACAGTACATTCGTGAGCTAGTGTGTTAGCAAGATCCAAGAACTTTAATTTCTTGTCTAGCTTTTCTAATAGCATACAGTCTTGTCTATTGTATTCAATAAATCTACGGAAGTCATTGTTGTATAATTGGTCCAACGTGCCTTCGTAGACTGTTTTGTTTTCGCCAATCTCTGCCTCACCAATAGCGTCTAGTCTATATGTATGGCGTTCTTCATATGTGTACTTGCGATATAGTTCAAGACTGTCCAAGTGTACACGACCAATAAGATCGTATGTGACAGCGGCTTTGCCGTACTTTTCGTATTCACGCTTCTTAGGGAATTGATTCCATAGACAGAATCTGCGTGTGTCTTCTTTGCTTAGAACTTTAGTAACACGATTAACAGTATAGGGAATATCAAAGCCTTCACTGTTCCAGCCACTTAGTACATCTGCATCTTGAATTAGATCTAGAAACATGTCTAACATATCTGCTTCGTTATCAAACAAATACGTGTTAGGAAATTCCTCAACCTGTTTTTTAGCTTCTTCCATACTTAACGTTTTAGGTGGAATAGCTAGGCAGACCATAGTCTGCATCCATTGTAGGTAGACAGCAATTGCAGTGATTGGCATAAATGCATCTTCTGGTGATGCATAGCCACGTTCTGGATCAAAGTCTACCTCAATGTCAAACCATGCTACATTTAGTTTAGGTGCATCAACATTTAGATAGTTGTCTTCTAGACAACGATAAATGGGATTGATATCGCTCTCAAACAGTTTTTTGTTTGAATGAATTGCAAGTTCTTTGCGGTGTTCTTTGACATTTTTAGAACTTACTCGTGAAAGAGGTTGTCCAAAAATACTTGTGAATTTACCCTTAGCATCCGGGTAATAAAATATATGACGGGCAGGATATTCTTTATAATGTCGTTCGCCTTTTTCATTGCGTTCAACAACATTGATCATATCCTGCTCTCTATTATAGAAAGCGTCTACGTAACTCAAATTTTTCTCCTATGTCTTTTGTGGCAGACAAATACCGAATGTGCGGTTTATGGCCCAGCTTACCATCTACTGTTTATTTAATTAATTATCATTCTAATGAGACCAACTGTATCAATTGCGGTTAGCAAACAATAGTTAGCCAGCATACCAAAAGATTTCCTAGTCCAAGCAGCCCAACCGTACATAGCACAACCAAGGATCCAAATAGGATAAAGAGTAAGAAGCGGAGGAGTGGGGACTGTGAGCGCCATAGTGATACTGCAACCAATACTAATAGCCCAAGCAAGCAACTCAACAATAAAACGAATTGGGTTAGACTTAAAGTCATCTTTAATCCATTGTATTGTTGGTCCGAATATTCTGTCTATCATTCTGGAAGACGTTTAGTGACACCGAGAATCATTTCGATATCATTCCATTCTTGTTCGTGATCTTTCCAGTTATCTTTATGTGCAATTTTAATTGCCTTGTTGATAATGCTAGGTTTAATTTGTAGTTCTTCTGCAACTGCTTTAACAGTTTCTTTAAGACCTTCTGACAGATCTTCAATTTCGCGAATCACATTAGAGCCTTCGTTGATAAGACGCTCAAGTTTAGCTTTTTCTTCGGGACCGTACATTCTTGTTGACATAATTCTCTCCTATAGAACTATTATATAGTCAAAGAAAAAGCCGGTCAACTAATTGCCGGCTTTTAGATACTTATTGGAAGTATTATCTACGTTGCTCACTAAGCACATCGTACATTTCGAATGTACCACCCATACGCTCGTAAACCATACCAGCATAAACATCAGCCTTCATTCCTTCTCCAATTTTTGTTCTAGCAACACGCTGAGCCCAAGCCCATAATTGATTGTCGACTGGATCGATCTGTTGTTGACCGCCACTTTCAACCACTAGTGCCATCATTTCTTTAAATGATAAATTAGATTCAATTGATTCTTTAACAGGACGCTTCTTGCCTGTTGGCATCATCTTGCTTTCATCGGTTTTCTTTTTTTCAGCTTCGGCTGCTTTACCACTGTAGTTTTTACCGGCAGTATGCTTCAATCCTGTTTTGGTTTTTTCAATTGTGCCACCAGTAGAAGACTTTTTCTTATCACCAGTTTTCATTTCAGCAGCTTCTTCAACTGATTCTTTCTTACCGAAATATTTTGCTTGAGCAGCACTCATTCCTTTCTTGCCAGCTGGTTTGTCGCCGCCCTTATCGCCAGCAGCTTTTTTCATTGGCTCTTTCTTGTCTCCGTCTTTGTCAAGATCTAAAAAGTCTGGCTTGGCACCTTCTTCCATTTTCTTTTTCTTATCGGCTTTCTTTTTATCAGCAGCTTCTTCTTTCTTAGCTTCAACCATCTTCATGAACTTGCTCTTAAATTGTGGCTCAATACTTTCGTCTTTCTTAGACTTAGGCTTTTCTTCTTTCTCAGCTTCCTTACCTGTGTACTTATCGCCTTTGACAGCAGTACCGGGATGCTTATTGCCTTTCATGTCTGTCCAAGGCTTGTCTGTTTTAGTAGCTTCGTCCACTTTTTCGTCTTTCTTTTCTTCGTCTTTCTTTTTCTTAGCTTCTGCTACATAAGTAGTTTGGCCAGCTAGAACACGAAGCTGTGCATCTTCGTTAAGTTGCACAGCTTTGTCTAATACAGGGGCTGCAGGAGTTGTCGGTGGTGCTTCCATTCCGTCAAGTTTGCTTAGTATTGCTTTAAAGTCCATTTTAGTTTCCTTGATTTTTTCTGTTCAGCCACTGTTCTTTGAGGCTTTGTTTAACTTCGTTTTGTAAAGATTCTTCAAAATCTCTAGGTCCCGATTCAACTTGACTAGCTGCCATTTTTTCATATTCCATATAATGATATACAGAGCTAATATAATCAGCAGCTTTGGTAATTTTTGATTGCACCCAGCCATCTAATTCGTCGTTTTCTCCGATCAGCTTAAACAATTTGGCAGAATACTGATTGAGCTTATAAAGCTCAGCTCTAGCCATTTTGGCTTCGTGATCGTCGACTGGTTGTTTTTCTAGGTCCATAAGTATATTTATCTTCTTATAATAGATTCATCGGAAGTCTTAGACTTCTTTTTAGTGGTTTTATTTTGTTTAAAACTGCCGCCAAATAGTGTGCCTACAGTAGGGCCAGAACCCCCTTTGATCAAAGTGGCTCCCATACCGGCACTTGTAGCACCTGCTGTAGCTGTTTCTAAAAGTTCTTTGATTTTCATACACTTATTTATTTTTCTTAGCGCGGCCCGCTTTCATGTTAGCTAGCCAGTGTGCTAGTTGCCCTTTGCGCCCACCCTGTTTAGCAGTTTTACGTAAACTGCTTACACTAGCTTTAGTGTTAATGCCGTGACGTTTACTGTCGCCCTTGTCCTGTGGATTACGTCCATCGGCAAAGTTTTCGTGCTCAATGCTTTCCCCCCCGCCATCTCCAGACCCACTGTCTCCACTGTAGCCAGCATAGTATCCGTAGCCGCCGTAAGGGCCTGGTCCGTAAGCGGCCCAGCGAGGTTTACGCTTACGTTTCTTTCTTTCAACTATAAATTCTACAGCTCTCATTCGTGAAATTGATAATCGTCTTGGTAATTATCTGACACACTAAAACTACTACCGCAACCGCAGGTTGTTTCGGCATTGGGATTTTTTATTACAAACTGACTGCCTGATAGGTCTTCTTTATAATCTATACTAGCACCTTGTAAATACTGCATACTTGCAGCATCAACTAATACTATGAAGTTGCCTACAGGAATTTCAAAATCGTCTTCATTATGTTCTTCGTCAAGAGTAAATCCGTAGCTCATACCACTACACCCACCACCTTGAACAAACGTACGAAGTTTGAGATTTGGGTTGTTTTCTTCGCTAAGAAGATCTGTAATTTTAAATTGAGCACTTTCTGTAATTGTAATCATACTGGTTTTTCTCCTGTTAGGTACGGTAAACTAAACCATAATTGAAACCATTCTGGCGTGCCTGGTTTAATATTATGTTTCTTCATCAGTTCACCTTTTTCATTGCCTGTAATACTTATATTGCTGCCGTCGTAGAGTTGATAGCCTTTGAATTCATTAATGCCTGCTAATCTTTTAATCTGTTCCAGCTCCTCCATATTACATTCCGCCGCCCACAAGGTCTCCTGGTCTAGCTGGTTTGTTTTTCTTAGCACCATCATTGCGCCACTGACCTGCTGGGCCTTCCTTGTGTCCAACCTTAGCGCCAGCAAATGGAGTCTTTGAGCTTTCTGACATGTTCTTTAGCAGCTCTTTTGCTTTTTCAACACTGACCATGGGTCTCGGATGTTTGCCGTCTACTACAGACTGTAGATACTCTTTACTAAATCCTTTTGGTGCTTCTGCTTTTGCAGGAGCGTTGTCAGTTGCTTGTTGTGTAGCAATAGGTTTACCTGTTAGGCGATTGATATTAGAATCTTGATCTCCAGTAACTCTAGCCTGTGCTCCGCCTGCCCCTAATGCCATGGCTCCGGCAAGACCTAGACCTGCAATTTTAGAACCAAATCCTTCCTCTACGCCTTCGTTATTTTGTGTGTCAGACTGTGCCTGTTTAAAAACTTCTTGAGCTGAAAGACCTGTTTGATAACCGCTTTCCATTCCGTATGCGTAACCGTAATCGTAGCCTTTTGCTACCCACGGATCGTATTCGGGATCGTCGCCGCCGATCATTATAGAAGTATCTTTATCAAATCTGCCGTCTTCTAATTCTTTCATCCACTCTGGTAACTGTCCTAATTTAAATGGTCCTTTAAATCCTAGTTTTTTTAATGCTGTTACAAGATTAGGCCTAATTGAATCTTCTACCACATCGCCTTCCGCCACACCTTGGCTTTTTTGTGCTTTTTCTGCTGCAGAAATAGTGCGCCATAGGTTATTCATTGGCCCTTCCATACTACGAGCTTGGCGTTCGCGATCTGTTAGATTCTGTTCACGATCGGCATACTGCCAATCGCTTCCACCTAATGACTTGTACTCTGCCTTCATGCGTTCATACTCTGCTTTCAATTCTGGCAGCTTGGCAATATTATCCGCCATCTGTTTGTCAGCAGCGGTCTTACGTGTAAGTTCGTCTCTAGCCTTCAAACGATTTAGACCTCGTTCTCTTTTGTAAAATGTAGCTAGGTCTTTGGCTTTTTTCTCTGGATCGTTGTTAAACATTGCACCCATTTGACTCTGCGCTTTTTGCTTTAGTGCTTTTTCTCGATAGTCGCCTTGACTAATTTCGTTTAATACAGATTCCATAGTGGCAATTTCTTTTTTGTGCTTGACGTCGCCTTGCTTCTCGGCCTTCTTCTTATCTTTGTGTTGCCCAGCCTTGCCAGCCAGAGAGGCATTTTTAGCCACAAAGTTTCGGGGCTTTGATTCTTTTTTAAGTTCTATAATAAATTCTTTTGCTTTCATAATTGGCCTTCTTTTTCAATCCAAGGTTCAAGTCCTTGTCTAACCGCAGAAAATACTTCATCGGCATTACTGCCTAGTCCTGCCGGTAATCCTGTTTTAAATAATTCAAAGTCATTAGCAATGGCAGCAGCTCGCATTTTGCTTGCACTCATGCCTTCTGCACCTTCTGCATCAGGATCTCTAGCACCGCTTGATACAATCTTAATTGATTTGAGATTATAATCAATTCCGTTTTGTTTATTAAACAGTTCTGTGAATGCCGGCACACGATCTGAGCCACAGACAAAAATAACATTTTCAAAGCCTTGTTTCTCTAAATTTTGAAGAATTCCAATAGCAGTACCTACTGAAGTGTCTCCAATATCAATATTAGGAAATGCCTGTTGGATAAATCCCAACTTAACATCAAATGGTAATGGGTTTTCGTATCTTGTTTTGTTCTTGCCTGTGGGTTTATGAGTTTGCGACACAAACAAGAAATGAGCATCGGCTTTTTGTTTCAAGATAGCATCAACTACCTTTTGATGGCCGATTGTCGGAGGATTCATTCTGCCGAATGCAACGGCAGCAGTCTTACCCGATTGTTCAAATAGTTCTAAGAGTCTCATTGGTCGTAGTCGCCTCTTTCCATATGCTTTTCTTGTTCAGAGGCTATCATCTTTGCCAACTCTATTAGTTTTTCTTTGGGGAATTTGTCTTCAGAGCTTTCAATTTCAAATTTTTCACAGTATGCTTCTTTACAAGATTCTAAAGGCCGCATATAAATTTTATACGCATCGGGGTGCCCTCGATACTCTTTATGACGATCTACAGCCGGAAAGAAATAATTTTTTAACACAGCATCGTCGTTATCGATAAAGAATTTTAAGTCGTTGGTCCAGTCTACGTCATCTTGTTCTGAAGTAGGTGCCCCTATTGCACTAAACATTTCTCTTAATAACATTACCAGCTCCTGCAAGACCAATATCTAGCCTTGTGTCTAGGTCCTGGATTGGCACAATTGTGTCTAGCACGGAAACTTTTTCTACGTGCTGGATTTGATTTCTTAATACGCATTTTTTTATCGCCGAAGTTTACTTTGACAACATTGCCCTGCGGATTTTTCACATATACTTTAGATTTCTTTACATCACCGGCCATCTTCTTGCCCAGCTGAACTTCACGACCTTGATACTTGGCTTCGTCTATATCAGCATCTTCTTTGATCTTTTCGCAGTCGTTAACACGCTTACCTGCGTTCTTGCCAGTGCCGGGTTGTGTGCCAGTTTTTCTATAACCTTTCCAGCAGCTCTTAGGTCCAGCAACACCTTCTACAAGTTCACCTTCGAAAAATCGTACACCTTCGTTGGTTAGCATTTCTAGGGCAGTGTCATCTAATTCAACGACAATACCGTCTTCCAAAACTTCTACTACGTGGGTAGAAATTTCAAAATCAGGGCTAAAACTAATACCGAACTCATCTCCGATTTCCGGTGTATTAGATTCTTCTAAATTTTCTAGTATAGATAATTTGTCTAAAAGGTCTCTCATAGTATTCCTCGAGGTAATACTATATTTATCGCTTTGGAAATTTTAGTAATTATAACGAACTTGCGTTATCGTGCCTTCGATTAGTCTATAACCAAGACGAATCCAAACAAAATTGCCGGTGAAGTTGCGTATTTCGTTGGTTGCAAGCGGTGTGCTATCTAGTGATTCTAGATTTTCTGCAGAATCGTCATAGAGCACGTCTACCCAATCACTGTCTCCGGGATACAGTTCTAGAGAACCTTGTAGTTTAACTGATCCTTTGAAGTTGTTAAATTCAAACATCGCAGTATGCAGCCCACCATTCTTTCTGTGATAGCCTGCTCCTTTGAATTTATCAGTGAATACATAGGAAATTCCCGAAGTACCATCCCAGGTTTCGGTGCTAGTTGACGATAATAAAATAATGCTTTCAGTGGCCATCTAGTATTTATCGACTACTATGCATTCATACACCTTGCCTAGCACCTGTGAATCCCGCATTTTCAACATCAGCAACGTGTTTGCATCCTCAACATACATATATCTTCGGTCCCAATACCAATCAGTAGTTAAAAACCAAATTTTAACAGAATTAGAAATTAAAATTTTATCATTCTGGGTACCTAACCAATTTATATATCTAATTTTAGAATCCTTATCTCCTTTAAGTTTGTGTGGAAGAAGATAAACTTTGTACCTGTATTTGCTATGAGGTAATTTTTTTGTTAGAATAAAATCAGTATTTTCCAGCAGTTCTAAATTATTTCCTGTGGGTGCGTATCTATTTACAATAATGGATTCAAATTTTAATGATATTGTGTCAAATATATCTGCATCGTTTGCATACAAATCAATAGTATTAGCTTCAATGCGTTTGGCAAAGTCTTGCTGATTTAAACTTGATAAAAATGTAGTAAGCTCTA